TCTGAGCGAAGACTTAATTTTCCAAAATATGATGTTCCAACTGAAGAAATTATAGTTAAAACTCTACGGCGTTAACCATGCCTAAGCCCAAAAAAAAATACAAAGCCATTCAAATAGAAGATGGTAAATGGTATCGCGTCCGAGGATACACGCACTCGGAGTGTTGTGATTGCGCATTGGTTCACAAAGAAGAATACCGTCTTGTAGACGGGCAGCTTGAATGGAAGGCCACAAGGGACGACAAAACAACCAAAATTCGTCGTAAAGAATTAGGTATAAAGGTGACTTGTGACGCTAAAAGTGACTGATGAAGAGTTTGTTGAAATATGGAATCGATTAAGAGAACCTAGAAAGATTGCACTGCATTTTGATCTAGATATCAGAAGCGTGCATTCAAGAAGGAAATCAATTGAAACAAGGCTAGGGATTATTTTACCAAGCAAAAACACTAAAAAAAATACAAGCAACATCAAAAACATACAGCGATCCATGAGCGAACAAGCCTCGGAAAAGCGTGCTCGCGTTTACCAGAAAGAAATCAACGAGACGCTAGTTGACGGAATCATCATGGTTGCCAGTGACGCCCACTACTGGCCGGGCATCGTCAGCATCGCGCATCAAGCCTTTTGCAAGCTAATCAAAGAGTTAAAACCGCAAATCGTTGTGCTCAACGGCGACATCTTGGACGGCGCCAGAATCAGCCGGCACGCTCGCATCATGTGGGAGCCGCAGCCGAAGTTAAAAGACGAATTACACGCGGTTCAAGACCGCTGCGCCGAGATCGAACGAGCCGCAGGCAGCGCACAATTGATACGATCCATCGGCAACCACGATGCCCGATTTGAGACCATGATGTCTTCTAGCGTCCCAGAAATCGAAGAACTACCCGGGTCTACTTTGTTTGATTATCTACCAAACTGGAGAGCGTCTTGGGTCATTCATATCAACCCCATCACAGACGGATGGTTATCCATTCGGCATCGGCCCGTCAGCGGCGGTATCCACGCTTCCTACAACAGCACCTTACGAGCCGGTGTTTCTTATGTTCATGGCCACCTTCATAAACTTCAGGTTACGCCTTGGAGCGACTATCGCGGTCGTAGATACGGTGTAGACACCGGGACCCTTGCGGAACCATGCGGTCCTCAATTCAACTACACCGAGGCTGGCCCAGTTAACTGGACCTCTGGCTTTGCCGTTCTTACTTTTGTAAGCGGTAAGTTGCTTCAACCCGAATTGTGCGTTGTTGAACATGGCAAGGCTTGGTTCCGAGGTAAAGAGATTTAAGGGAATTTGATGCCGTCCGTTTCCACCTTCTGGTTTTGAAGAGAATCCACATACGCTGTAATGATGGTTTCGATGAACTGCCCGAACTGATCGGGGTTGAATTCCATAAAGTTATAGACGCCCGAGGCTTCAATAAAGTACCCCGCCGCTGCGGCAGCGTCATTGATGGCCAATTGCTCGTTGGGTGATTTGTCAATCATATAGTCATCCATACATCGCATTGAGCAGAATTGCGCCCGAGGCCGGGTTACCCTCATGGGCGGCATGTACAAAAATCCCCGAGCTTCGCGTCGGCACATCCGGCACAAACCTAAACTCGACAATTTCCGTGTATTGACCATTTTTCCGAACCCTGATTTCAAAAGGTTTGCGTAATGCATCTGCATTAACAAGGGCTTCGGCTGTACTAGTTGGCAAAACGCCCGGGCTACTCATTCTAGACCTCCACCACTTTTGTGCTTTGCTGCGTGGAAACCCTTTGTGATCGAAGCATACCCACTCCCGATATGTTTGAATCCCACATCGGTATTCTACCCTCATAGAGTCGGGCTTACCTTCTTTCTTGTGTATCCTATAGGACACACTATTGACCTTAATCCACGATGTGGGTGCATCCACGGTCATGGCCGGTAAAGTGGTGGCTGTTTGATCAATGGCGAGCGGTGTATCGGGCCACACATAACCGCAATCTGGGCATTCAGCGCAGCCCGCGAAGACGATGCTCTGGCACTTGGGGCAGTTTTTGGTCGGTGCTACGCCCTCTCCGGTTGATTTACGGGGCTTCTTGGGGTTGACCCGATCCACCGGGCCATGCCGAGCAATGTTGCCTGCAAAGTCCAATACCAAACAATCGTTCTTGCCAGCGAAGTTACGCATACCCCGACCCATGATCTGGATGTACAACCCGGTTGACTGCGTCGGTCGAAGCAGGGCAATCATATCGACCGCTGGTGCGTTGAATCCTGTCGTCAGAACGCCCATAGAGGCAATAGCGCGGATTTTACGGGCCTTGAAGGCAGTGATGACCCGATCGCGCTCGTCGCTTGGGGTGTCTCCAAAGATCGTCGCGCAGTCAATCCCGTGGCTACGGATCAACTCAGCAATTTGATTGGCGTGATTAACGCCTGCGCAAAAGATCAACCATGATTGTCGGTTCTCGCCATAAGAGACGATTTCGCGCACTATGGACTCGTTGACATCCCGTCGATTGACAGCGCGCTCCAATTCACTGGCTACGAAGTCCCCGCCTCGGATGCTTACCCCGGCTACGCTCAACCTCGTTTGCGGTTGCTTGGATACCAACTTGGTTAAATACCCCTGCTCAACCATGTCCTTCAATTCGGCTTCGTAAGCAATCGCGTCAAAAAGCGAACCGTCGCCCATGTGGAGAAGACCCGAATCCAAGCGGTAAGGAGTCGCCGTCAACCCGATCACCCGCACATGCGGGTTCATAATCTTCAAGTTATTCAAGAACTTCTGGTACATCGTGTTGGTTTTTCTCGGAATTAGGTGCGCCTCATCTACCAACACTAAGTCAACCTTTGTAAACCGCGAGGCTTTGCCATATACGGACTGTATACCGCAAAACACGATTGACGGATCGTAGTCCCTTTTGTTTAGGCCTGCCGAATTGATGCCCGCCGGGGCTTCGGGCCAGAACCCTTTGAGTTCCTCATAGTTTTGTCGAATCAGCTCACGCACATGCGTAATGACCAGAATCTTGGTGTCGGGCCATTGAGTCAAGATGCGTTTGCAAAAGTCAGCAATTACTACACTTTTACCTGTTCCTGTTGGCAACACAATCAACGGGTTGCCTTCTTCTTCTTGAAAATACTTCAAGGTACTTTCAATGGCTTCTTCTTGATACGGTCTTAACTTAATCATGCTACCTCAAGCATCAAATTCTGGCCTTGGAAGGTTTGACAAAATCCTTTCTGCCAATTGTTTGACATTCATCAATTCCGCATGGGAATTGGAAATCACGAGCGCACAACAGTAAAGATCCAATGCCTTCATAATCAAGTACATATCATCGCCCGTGATCAAGAAAGTGCTTTCTGTTTCGTAATTTTCTAAGTCGTCGAATTGATCCATGTCTTTCCATCCCTCATTCGATATTCAACCCAGTTCTCATTAGAGTTTACCTGTTCACCGGGAATAATATCTGGAACAAAAAGATGGTGTTCGCAGCCCTTTAATTGATCTTGGATGTCAAGTTCTTTTTTGTGAAATTCGCATTTCCAACCGCCCGTTTTAAGCGGGGAACTGTGCAAGCAGGTCCTGCACGATTTCTGACGCGGCAATTCGTCTTCGTGGCACAATCCGTGAAAAGTGCAGTACTTGCACTCATGCCAAGCCGGATCGGAAGATATTCGTGCCGCAGGCCGTGGCATAAAGATGATACGCCGTGCTTTCTCAATGAACTTTTCGGCTTCTTCGGCGTCGTAGTGGGTTACGATGCTCACGATGTCCCGCACACCGGGACTGCCTACGGTCAAGTAATGCCTCTTTGCTTCAAAGAAGTGCATGTACACTTGGGCTTGTGCGTAATAAACATAGTCCCAGTTCTTCAAAGCATCAACATCGCCCCTTAAAGACTTGAGCGAAACCAGTTTTTTGTACTTGGCTTCGTTGGATATCTTGCACTCCCAAACATAAAGCGTTTCGGGGTCTTGCAACAATCCGGTCAGCAGTCCGTCGCAGTTGCCGCGAAAGTGACCGCCAATCGATTCAAAAGAGTGCTGGACACCGGGTTCCTTTTCCGTGGAAAGATCAACAGACGGAACAGTCTTCAACAACATCGCAATGATGTGTTCGCCCCGGTGGCCATCGTTAATTCTTCGCAGCCCAGCGGCGTCAATAAACCCGTTTTTAACCCATCGGAAATTAAGCCATAGTTTTCGTTCGCAACTGTCGCCGATGGCTGATGCGCCCAAATAAGGTCGAGCGCGGGTTTCTTGGTTTGATTCCATGATGGAATCTATTGCCCTCAAAGTGGGGTCTTCAATCTCGGGAAGCTTGACCATTGTCAATAATCTCCACTTCTGATTCTGTTTCTATCCATACTCGCGCTCCACAAGACAATGGTTTATCAGGTGAATACACCACTTTTGATGGCCCTTTAATGGAAACTTCGTAAGCATAAGTATTTGACTTGTAATTTTTTACGGTCAACACCGGGTCATTAATTCCTTCTTTTTTATTCTTTCTTATAACATGTTGATTTACATGAATAATCGTTTTCATATGCTCTCCGAAGACGCGCGACACCCGACTGGTTTTTGGGGGGTTGGGCTAGACATCTAGCCGGGTGCCGCGCTTTTTTACTTCTTAAAACGCTCCCAAGGCTTGGGCTTCGGTGCTGACTCTGGGGCCGCTGCCACCGTTTCCTTGGCGCCGTTCGCGCTTTGGTAAGCCGCCCGAGTTTCCAACTGACCCTGCTTGTTTTCCTTATGGGTG